ACTGTCACCGTCTGCCGCCACCACGCCTGGGCTTGTCGCATGGCCGAGAATACCGCGCGATCCTCGGATCGCTGCCTGAACCGCAGCACGTTCAACGACGCTTCCTGCAGTCCCAGCGCCTGCGACACGTCTGACAGGAACCGTTCCCGCTCCTTTCGGTGCAATGATCGGCAATGCGCCTGCACCAGGGCCATGAGCAGTACCAGCTCGGGCGATGGTTCCGGCAACTCGGTCGCGGGCTGCATTTCCAGCATAGCCGATTGGATCACGGTCGGGGTTTACCGACCCATGAACAAACGTGGTCAACGCCACGTAACATTCAACCAGGGGGCGATTTAACATGCCCCTCCGGAAATCCTGGCGCTCATGGGCGCGCATCGGCATCGCCGCTTTCATCCTCAACGAGGTGCGGGGGATCATCACCGTGGCCCTGACCGCGCCTGTCTGGTGGCCGCTCATTATCGGCGTGTTCCACGTTGCGATGGGGCGCTGAGAGATGGAGGCGATTGGACCGGGCGATTGGGTTGAATGCATAGACGCTGGACCGCCGCGTCCGAAGCCCGGGATGCGTTCCGGATCGGAGGGGCGGCTCATGCTCGGCGCGATCTATCGTATTTCGCGCGTTGGCATTGACGGCGGATTGCAGCTTACCGATCCCGCTTCGGGCCCATACGTCGACGGCTATGGCTGGCTGCCAGAGCGCTTCCGCCCGATCTACCGCCCGAAATCCGAACTCATCGAAGGTCTCCTTAAACCGGCTGATGCTCCAGCCGAGCGCGAGCCTATCCGCGCATGACCCTCCCGGCCTCACTCCCATTCCGGCCGATCCACGGGCAGTTTGCAGACTGCTCCGTGATCTTGCCAGCCTATCGCTCGGTTGAAGTAGCGGGTTGCAGCCCGCTCCAGCGACCGTCGTGTTTTGTCATCCGCCCGCAGAGCCTCTCGCATGAGGTTGTGGGCAATCGTGAAGTCTTCGCTGAAGCCATTGATTACCACGTCTCGGCCCTCCGAGCCGCAACCCCGTCGCTGAGGTCATTCGCAACATGACCTACGCAACGGAGGGGTTCTTGCCCCGAGATACGCAAAAACTCGCGCTCCAGCGGAACCTGGGCGACGCCATGGCCGCCATCATCGCCAAGCTCTTTCCGCACAACGCGGCAAAGGTGATCGAGGCGGAATACGAGATCGACCGCTCATCGGCCAAGAACGTGGTCAAGGGGACGGCTGGAGGCGCGGTGATCGCGCGCATGATCCACCAACAACAACGCAAGCACGGCAACGCCTGGGCGCTGTGGTTGGCCCTTGGGGAACTCCTCATCGGCGAGCCGCTTGACGCCTACGAGCAGCGCGAAGTGCTGCGGCTCATCGAGAAAACCGAGAATGCCAAATCCATCACGGAGGAACGTCGTCGGCGCCGTGCGGCTTTGGCTGCGCGCTCCGATTTCGCACTCAGCGCTGAGCCTCGGGCTCTGGCTGAACGCCCTGGGCGGCCGGTTGGCTGACCTCGGCGAGCGCATGGCGGATTGGGCCTTGGCCCGAATGCCGAAGAACTAGGGCGAAGACTGGGGCCTGATCCGGTCGGGGTTGTTCAACAGGGGGCGTCGCCATGTGGCGAGCAATCTTCGCACGTCTCGGAGTCTGGCTTGGTCGCAAGCCGCAGCCGGTCCCGATCCTGATTGAACTCCGCATGTCTCGCTTGAGCCGGGAGGCCCGGCGGGGAGGGCGGGGATCGGACCTGGCCGCTGCCGAGCTGCGCGGGATGCAGACGGCCATCCTGGCGCTGCGGCGGCCAGCATGAGCCGGATCAACAGCCTCCGCTTTCAGCCCGGCGTGGGCTCGGGACAGGGCTTCACGCCGTTCCGGCACTGGCGCCCGGATGCGCCCACCGGCACGCCCATTCCCGAGGATGGAGGGCGAGCGCCCCCGCCGCCGCCCGTGAACTCGTCAACGGGTGGTCGGTCTGAGCCCAGCTATAAGGCCGCCGAAGTCCGAGCCCGCGAAGCCACTGCCGCCAACATTGCCGAGCATGAAGCCGCTCTAGCGCCGCGCCGCTGGACGCCACCGGAGGGCCGCCAATGAACGCCTTCCGCCCCGCTCTCGCCGGCCGCAAATACCGCAACGTCCCCACGGTCGTTGACGGCATCCTGTTCGCGTCGAAGCGCGAGGCCCGCAGATGGTCCGTGCTGCGCCTGATGGAACGCGCTGGCTACATCACCGAGCTTCAGCGCCAGGTCCGCTTCCCCCTCGACGTGAACGGCCAGCCCATCTGCCACTACGTCTGCGACTTCCAGTATCGCCGCAACGGCGAGCTGGTCGTGGAGGACTCCAAAGGCGTCCGCACCCCCGAATACAAGCTCAAGGCCAAGCTCATGAAGGCCGTCCATCAAATCCAGATCGTGGAGGTTTGACCGTGCGCGATTGGATCCACATCCATTCCCATTCAGGCCTGACCGGTCACTCCCTGATGCGCGCCATCGTGCGCGAAGTCGCCGAGATGCATGGCCTGCGCCCTGATGACATCATGGCGCGCGACAAGCGAGACCGCATCGCCGCTGCTCGCCTGGAAGCCTACCACCACATCCAATCCACCGGGCGCTTCTCCTATCCCGCGATAGGCAAGTTCTTCGGCCGCGATCACACGACCATCGTCACTGGCGTTCAACGCCACCGGGCGCGCGCCCTTGCTGGGCAGGAGGCGGCGTGAGCCTTGCCGCTGTCCTAGACGCGCTAGAGGCCGCTGGCGTTGACGCTGCGACGGTCATCAAGGCCGTGCGCGCCCACGAGGACAGGCGGCAGGCCGACGACGCCGAAAAGCGAGCGAAGGCGGCAGCAAAGAAGCGCCGACAACGCGCCGAAGACGAGGCCAAACGCGCCGCCGTGTCCCCCGATGTCGCAGGGACAAACGGGGACAAGGCGGGACATGCGGGGACGGCGGGGGACGGCGGGGGACAATCGGGGACCAAGGATGCGGCCGCCCCCGTACATACGCGCGGAGAGAATAACCTTTCTAGGTTAGAGGTAACTGGATTTGTTGGTGGTGTTGGTGAAACGCGCGAGCCCGATCAACAAACCGATGATTGGCCGAAAGGCGACGCCGTCCAGCACGTCAAGCTTCTCGTCGCCCATGTCGCCAGCCCCTGGCTCGATCCGCAGAAATCGCCGGACCTGATCACGACCAGAGCCAGGCTTGCGGCCTGGAAACGCGACGGAGCGAGCTGGGTCCACGACGTTCTGCCGACCATCGAGGGCCTCTGCGCCAACCGCCGCAGCGCCGTTTCGAGCTGGAAGTTTTTCGACGCCGCGATGGGCCGCGCCATCGCCGAAAACCGTCGAGCCCTGGAGATTCCGGAGGCCGTTCCCCGCCAAGCCGGGCGCGATCCGCCGCGCCGCCAGAGCCTGGCCGATCAAATCGGCGACGAGCAGCGCCGAGCGCGCGAAATGACCCTGAAAGCCCTGAGTGCCGCAAATGGCTGATCCCCTGGAAATCGTGGACGAAATCGAGGCCCTGACGGTCCACTGCCGGCCGCCGGTCATGAGCGTGGAGCAGCGCTCCCGCTGGCAGCAGGACTGGGCGCATGACCTGGCGAAATACGACATCGCCGTGATCCAGCGCGCGTTCCGGGAGTGGCGCCAGGGCGAGAGCCTGAAGTTCCCGACGCCCGGCCAGCTTCTCCCGATGCTGGAGCGCCTGTCGCGCCGCCCTGACGCGGCTACGGACTCCGCCGCGCAGGTTTGGCGCTATGACATCCCGGACGACGAGTACCGCTCGCTGAGCCTGAACGACAAGATCAGGCACCATCGCATTGCCGCAGGCCATTGCCGCCGTAAAGCCGGTCCGATGCCGGTGAAGGTCACGGTGCGCAAGGAGGACATGCCAGCCCAATGGCATGAATGGCGGGACCGCGCAGACCGTCACGACGCCGAGGCTCAGCGCCTTCAGACGAGCATCGGCCGCTTGGATCAACGCGCATGACCACTCTCATAGAGGAGGAAGGGTAGATGAAGGTGACTGTCTATCTTCCCGATGACCGTCCTGATTTGGCGATCTCATAGAGGAGGAAGGGTAGATGAAGGTGACTGTCTATCTTCCCGATGACCGTCCTGATTTGGCGATCTTCGCGCATCGGGCCCTGAACAGCCTGCTCGCCGATGGCCATAGGAATTGCGCATACCTGTACGGCGAGCCAGCGCAGGCCGTCGCCTACGGAGAGCGCACCCGAGCCGGCAACATCAGCATTCGCGTCGAGGCTCGCCCATGACTAGCCCCACATCCCCTATGCTGGAGAAGCTGGCGAGGGCTATCTACGCGCTCTCGCCGCTACAGGATCAGCCGGTTGACGCAGATATGCGCCCGCTCGGGCCCTGGTTCGACATGCCGTGGGAACGGGCGATAGAGGACGACGGCATCTACACCCACTATTTGGAAGCCGCCAAAGCCGCCCTTCAATCCCTCCTCCAACCAGACGAGGGAACGGTAGAGGCGGTCTGTCGCGAACTTGACTTCGGCGACAAGGCGCTTGCTCGGGGCAACTTCTGGATCGGCTGGACGACGGCAATCAACCACATCCTGAAGGGCGAGGGCTGATGGCGTGCTCATGCCCGATCGACTGGGTTGTCTGCTTCCGAGACGCCTGTCCTCGCTCTGCGGTCTATTTCCAGAGGCAGATCGAGCTGGACCGTGCGGCTCGGGACTTCCTCGGCGATCCATTCAAGGGCGTGGGCGGCACCGCAACCGACCCCGACCCCAACCTCATCCAACAGCTCATAGACCGGGGGAGAAGCGAAGCGTGACTTTGCGGGCGAACACCCACATATTGATTTTCTCTATCGTCAATCGATAAACAATCGGCAAAATCAATGACAGGCAAAGGCGGATTCAGACCGGGCGCAGGCAGGCCCAAGGGCGCCATCAACAAGGTGACGGAGAAGGCCCGCGAGGAAGCCGAGCGCACGGGCATCACCCCGCTCCAATTCCTGCTCAACACCATGCGCGACGAGGGCCAAGAGCACGCGATCCGCCAGGACGCCGCGAAGGCCGCCGCGCAGTACATCCATCCCAAGCTTCAAGCTGTCCACACCACCACGAAGGACGACGCGGACATCCGCGAATGGATGATCGCCGCGTCACAGGAGGACAAATGATCCATGTCGCGTACTTCACCGGTAAAGCAGGCTGGGTCTGCTCCAGCGAGTGCTATCCGACCTACGAGCGCGCTCAGCGGGCCATCGAGGGCCAGGTCAGGCGGGAGATGATCGCGGGCCTGACGCCGCTTCCGCGCCGGGCGCAGATAAGCTCATCGGATGTGGTAGCGTTGGCCGCATGAGCGACGAAGCGGAATGGTTCGACATAGACGTGCACATCAGGCGCGAGGAGGACGGTCAAACCCGCGTGTGCCGCGACCGTGCAATCCGTGATGGCTGGCGATTTCAGTGGGGAGAGGGCAACTATTCCTGCGACTGCAGCCGCCACGGGTTTTTCCAACATGCTGCGGGCAACGCCAATTCAACTGGCGATACGCATTGCTGCGGGAGGACGGCGTATACGGTTGTGAAAATCGTAGACGCCGATACCGGCGCGGTGCTCATCGATGGCGATCCGCGTTCATGAAGCGCACCGCTTGAACGCCCCCGCCAACATAGATCCAGCCCTAGCCTCGCTCGTTCAGCGCTGCGTGGACGATTTCGAGTTCTTCGCCAAGAACTGCCTGAAGATCGTGACCAAGGACGGCCAGATCGTCCCGTTCAAGGTCAACCGAGGCCAGCGCTTCCTGCATGAGAAGCTGCAAGCTCAGCTCGCCAAGAAGCGCAAGGTCCGCGCGATCATCGTCAAAGGCCGGCAGATGGGCATCAGCACCTATCTGCAGGCCCGCTTCTACTGGCGGCTGTGGCGCTGTCAGAAGGGCCAGAGCCTCAAGGCCTTCATCCTGACCCACGACGATCCGGCGACGGCCAACCTGTTCAACATGGCCAAGCGCTTCCACGAACACATGCCAGAGCATGTCAGGCCCAAGACCGGCGCGGCCAACGAGAAGGAGTTGCGCTTTGCAGACACGGGTTGCGGCTACAAGGTGGCGACGGCGGGAGGAAAGGCAGTGGGTCGTTCAGACACGATCCAGCTCTTCCACGGGTCTGAAGTGCCCTCCTGGCCTAACGCGGAGGAACACGTCACTAGCCTACTCTCAACCGCCGTGGCCGATGTCCCTGGCTCTGAGGCAATTCTGGAAGCTACCGCGAAGGGCGTCGGCAACGTCTTCCATCGGTATTGCATGGCGGCTGTGCGGGGAGGGTCTGAGTATGAGGCTATCTTCATCCCATGGTTTTGGGACGACGGCTACCAGACGCCCTGTCCAGCTTCATTTAGTCCTTCGGAGGAGTGGCTAGAGTACGGCAGAACCCACGGCCTGATCTGGGAACAACTCTACTGGGCCTACAACAAGAACCGGGGCCTCGCCCAAGCCAAGTCGCTGTCCGACGACAAGCCGTGCCCCGACTTCATGCAGGAGTTCCCGGCGACCTTCGATGAGGCGTTCCAGTCCTCGGGCAACAGCTTCATTCCCGCCCAGAGCGTGCTGCGCGCCAGGCGACCGGAGGCCAACGTCATCGGTCGCGGCCCGATCATCCTCGGCATCGACTACGCCCGCGACCGCGACAAGACCGCCATCATCGACCGCTGCGGCCGGCGCATGGGCGAGCGTATCTGCGAGCGCCTGGCGCCCACGGGCAACACCGTGTTCGACGCGCAGAAGATCGCCCGCATCATCGACCGTATTCGGCCGGACGCCGTGGCCATGGACGTGGGCAGCGCCGGCGCCGGCGTCTATGACCAGCTTCTAGACCTCGGCTATGGCCATTGCCTCAACGCCGTGAACTTCGGCTCCGCGCCCATCGGCAACGGCCCGACCGGCGACAAGATGTACCTCAACCGCCGCGCCGAGATGTACGACACCATGCGCGACTGGTTCGAAACGGAGGGCGGCGTACAGATTCCCGACGATGATGCATTGCACGCGGACATCACCGCGCCCGAGTGGGGGCCGCAAGGTTGTCGCGAGAACGCGGCCAATAAGCTGATCATCGAGGAGAAGGACAAGATCAAGGAACGTCTGGGCGCATCGCCTGATTTGGGTGACGCGGCGGCTTTGACCTTCGCACTTCCATTTAGTGCTGTATCCAATGCCCAAAATCAGCCAAACTCACCAAGAGGTGTTAGGCGCAAAAGGGCCGGATATTGACCGAGACGTTGGAATATAACGGGCATACCTATTGGCGAACGCGAAAGTACTATACGCGCGGCGCGACGGGCGGCCGCGAACAGCTTCTGCACCGTCAAATGTGGATTGATGCGAACGGCCCAATTCCGGCGGGTTATGCAATCCACCACATCAATGGCGATGCGCTAGACAATCGCGTCGAGAACTTGGCGTGTGTGCCGCTGCGGGAGCACGCGAAACAACACGCTCAAGAACGCGCCGCCGACCCCAATTTCAGCGCGAAGATGAGCAAGATTGCCACTGAGAGCGCCAAGCGCTGGACCGTCAGAGATTTCGTTTGCGAGGAATGTGAAGCGCCGTTTCAGTCGAAGTGTCCGCGCGGTGCCAAGTACTGCTCATCGACCTGTTATCAACGGGTCGTGCGGCGCGCCTCAAGAACGCTTCAGGTTGCGTGCGAACGATGCGCGGCCACGTTCTTGACCAACAAATACGTGCCCGCTCGGTTTTGCTCGGCGCTGTGTGCGGATCGGTTTGGCTGGCGCAAAAACAGTGATGCGCAACCTGCGCAAATCAGTGTAGCCAGTAATCAGCCGCAACAGCCGCGAGGCGTCCGAAGGAAGAGGGCCGGGTACTGATGGGGGAGGTGACTGGCCTCTTTGGTGCGCACCCGGTCGTCATGGCTAACGGAGAGCCTGACGCCGAAGTGATCGAAGCCCTTGAGCATTGGCTGGAACAAGCCCGCTCGGGTTACTTGCGCGCCTTGGCTTCCTGTCGCGTCTACAAGGACCGCTCCATCGCCCACGGCTGGTTTGGCCATGCGGACGCCCACGACATGCTGTCCGGTGTGGGCATGCTCAATCACCGCATCTACCAGGTCCACTACGAGCACCAAGATGACTGATCCGACCAGCCAAGCGATGGAGGTTGCGCCCGCTAGCGCGACGGACACGCACCGGAGGCCGTAGTGGCCTCAACCCGCTCGCCCAAGGTCGTGCAGCAGGTTCCCACGCCCGAGCCGCACGCCTTCATCTCCACCGATACCGACCGCAGCGAGCGCCACGAAGACGAGGGGAGGGGGATCGAGTTCCTCCACCGCATCGCGACGGCCGGCGGAGACATCTGCGACCTTCTGGACGAAGCCGAGATCGCCCGCATCGGCCTAGACGCCGTCCGCGAATGGGAGATGGACGACGGCACGCGTTCGGACTGGAAAGAGATCACTGAACGCTCGCTAGCCGACGCCGCACAGGAGCCGGTGGACGGCGAGGATTCCGGCGTCTGGGAGAACAGCGCGGACATCCACTATCCGCTGCTGACCACGGCCAGCCAGCAATTCGCCGCCAGGGCCGCGCCCGAGCTGATCCGGGGCGACAAGGTCGTGGGGGTCAAGGTGTTCTGGCCGCCGAGCAAGAAGCCCGATCCGATCCAGTTGGCGAAGGACGCGCCGCAGCCGCAGAACCCGCAGGAAGCCCAGCAAGCCGGCGCGCAAATCCAGGCCGACCAGCAGCAGGAGAACCTGAAGTCGGCCGCCCACGATGCCCGCACGGCCCGCGCCGAGCGCGTCAAGCACTACCTGAACTGGCTGGTGTTCTACCAGATGGACGATTGGGAAGGGGATACGGATCTCCTCCTGCATCAAATCCCAATCACCGGGGCCGCGTTCAAGAAGGTCTACATGGGCACGACGGGCCTATGTTCGGACTACGTCTCGGCCATGCGCCTGACGGTGAACAACGACACCAAGTCGCTGGCTCGCTGCCCCCGGACCACGCAGGATTTCGAGGTCTATCCCTACGAGATCGAGGACCGTATTCGCGCGGGCATCTACCGCGAGGTGGACTTGCCGGACATCGGCGAGGACCCTGAAGCGCCGCGCCAGTTCATCGAGCAACACCGGCTGGACGACCTCGATGGGGACGGCCTGGCCGAGCCTTACATTGTCACGGTGGACGTGGAGACACGCACCACCATGCGGATCGAACCGGCGTTCGATGACCGCGACGTGATCGTGGACGGCAACACGAACAAGGTTATCCGCATCGATCGGTGGAAGGCCTTCGCGCCGTTCACCTTCCTTCCCGACCCGAGAGGCAAGTTCTATGGCATCGGATTCGGACGGCTCCTCGACTCCATCACCGATAGCGTCGATACCGCGATCAACCAACTTATCGACGCCGGAACTGCTCAAATTGCAGGAGGCGGGTTTATTGGGGGTGGTGTTCGCCTCCAGGGAAGCGGACAGGGCGGAAACCTCTACTTCCGACCCGGAGAATACCAAACCGTCTCCACCCAAGGTAACGACCTCCGCGAAGCCATCTGGGAAAGGACGGTCCCGCAGCCCTCGGCCGTGACCATGCAGATGCTCGAGTTGCTCCTGGCCGCCGCCAAGGACATCTCCAGCGTCAAGGACGTGATCACCGGGGAAGCGCCGTCTACGGCCCCCGTGGGGACCACGCTGGCCCTCCAGAACCAGGCCCTGCAGGTCTATTCCAGCATCTACAAGCGCATCTGGCGCGGGTTCCGCGAGGAATTCCAGCTGATGTACCACTGCCTGCGCCGCTGGGGCACGGACCGCGAGCGCAAGCAGTACCAGGAACTCACCGGCGGCGACTTCGATCAGGACTTCTCGGGCGACGGGACCGATATCCAGCCGGTCGCCGACCCGTCCGTGGTCACGAAAATGCAGAAGATGGCGCGGCTGCAGACCGTGCTGCAGCTTGCCGAGACGGACGTAGGCAAGGCCGCCGGCATGACCCAGCCGCAGCCCGCGCAGGCGTTCATTTCCGACGCCCTGGACGTGCTCGACATCGACCGCCCTGAGCGCTTCCTGGCGCCGGTCGGCCCCGACCCGCTGATGCAGGCCAAGGCCGCCGACTTGACGGCTACGGCGCAGCTCAAAACGGCCGAAGCCAGCGCCAAGGGCGCCGACGCCGGCCTCGCCCGCGCCAAGTCGCTGCGGGAACTCGGTCTGGCGGCCAAGGACAGCCACGACATCCACACCCACGCCGACCGGATCGCGCGCACGGGCTCCATGGAGGCCCCGGATCACCAACTGGCCGAACGCGGCCATCAACTGCAGGCCCAAGGGCAGGCTCATGACCAAGTCATGGATCTGATTGGGGCTGCCCAGGAGGCGAAAGCCAATGAGCAAGAGCAAGGAGCCCAAGGCTCCAGCCCTTCCCAAGCCTGATTTCAACGCCAAGCCGCCCCATCCCGAGGACTTCGCCGCCTGGTGCGAGCACCCGGTCACGCGCTTTGTCGCCGCTTGCTACGTCAAGAGCGCCCAGAAACAGGGCGAGCACTGGCTGGAAGCGTCGTGGGGCGCCGGAAACCCGGATGCGGCCCTGTTGACCGAGCTGCGCGCCCGCGCCGACGCCTACAACGCCTTCACCGAAACGGGATTGGAGCGCTACACCGATGTCTTCCACCAAGAATAGCCTTCCGAACCTCGGCAAGATCGGCGACGCGCACCTGGACCGGGTTCCGGCGCTCTCCGACTGCAATCCGGGCCTTCAGCCCACGGAATACAACGTCATCATCGCCCCGGCGCAGATGGTGGAGAAGATCGGCTCCATCCTGCTTCCCGACAGCGAGCGCGAACGCCTCGGGATGGCCCTTCAAGTGGGCCGCATCGTCGCCGTCAGCCCGGTCGCCTTCAACTACGAGCGCTGGCCGTCCGAGGACGACAAGCCGCAGGTGGGCCAACTCGCCTGGTTCGCCCGCTTTGCCGGCGGCATCTTCGAAGGCGTGGACGGCAAGGAGTATCGGATCGTCAAGGACAAGGACATCGGGGCGATCATTATCGAACAAAAGGGTTCCTCGGCCGCGTAACTGGCCCATCCAAAGGATCAACGGCGATGGAGTCGCAATCTCTGCTTGACGAGCACCACGAACAGGACGAACAATCCAAGACGGGCCACATCACCGAAGATGATGTGTTCCAATCGGTCGCAAAGCAGATCGGCTGGACGCCCAAGGAGGAATGGAAGCGCGACCCCGACAAGTGGGTGGACGCCCGAACCTTCCTCCAGAAGACCCCCGAAGAGATCAAGACGCTCAAAGAGCGTCTGAAGCGCACCGGCCAAGCCGCCGAACACGTCATCGAAGAGAACAACCGCAGGCTGCGGGTTCAATTCGAGGCGGAACTGAAGGCGGCGGTGGAAGCCAAGGATCCGGAAGGGGCCAAGGCGGCGGCCGAACGCCTGGCGGATGTCAAGGCTGAGGAAAACAGGCCTCACCCCGCGACCGTCCGCTGGATCGAGCGCAATGCGTGGTTCGAGGACGACCCAGATGCCCGCGCATTGGCGGAAAGCGCCGTGCTGAGGGCCCACAAGCAGGGCCTCTCCATCGAAGAACAGCTTGAGGCGGCTGAGAAGGCCGTCAAGCCCCGGTTCCCCGAATATTTCCCGTCTGAAAGACGCGCCGAGGAACACAAGGAAGTGCGGTTGTCCGACCGCAAGGCTCCGCAAGTCGCCGAGGGTTCTCGCACGACGCGGACGACGCCGAAGGACAAGTCTTTCGCCGATATGCCGGCTGGTGATCGGGCGGAATACAAGAAGCGCTTCCAGAAGAGATTTGAGTCGATGGGCCTGAAACCTGAAGAGGCCGAAGCCCGCTACGCAAGAGCTTACTGGAACAACAAGGGCGAGTGATCCCATCTCGCCCCGCCAAGGGTGAGACATGATCGAGGCTACCGAAGTCGAAGCGCCGCGCCGTGGGCGCCGTCCCCGTGCGGAAATGGTCGCCACCGAGCGCCGTCGCCGCAAGGTCGGCTCGCTCGACCGCATGGTGCAGATGAAGCTGGATTGCATCGATCCGGCCGCGCTCGACCTCGCCAACTACGTCTATCGCTGGGTCAATGACGAGCCCGGCAAGATCAGGATGGCGACGAAGAACGACGATTACGATTTCGTCACCTCCGATGAGCTTGGCGAGAACTTCGACGCCGAATCCACTGACAGCGAATCCTCTGAGCGCGTGCGCATGGTCTGCGGCACCGACAAGCAGGGGAATGCGATCTACACCTACCTCTGCAAGAAGCCGCGCTCCTTCTGGGAGCACGACAACGAAGAGATGGTGCAGGCCCGCGAAGCCATGATGGCGGGCCGGGTCTACCGAGGCGAAGCCACCGAAGACGACGAACGCTCCGACCGGGACGAGGACAACTTCTACGTCCCCGAGGGCAACCAGATTGGCCATGCGGCTGAACGCCGTCGCGGCCCGATCCCCCGCAAGATCAAGTAGGAGCCCTCTCGATGGCGAACCCCAACACTCCCTTCGGCCTCTCGCCGATCAACCGTCTGGACGGCGCCGGCTGGCGTGACAGTCTGACGCTGTACTTCGTGCCCGCCGCGCAGACCAACGCGCTCTATGTCGGCGACCCGGTCATCAAGAAGGCCGCCGCCGCCGACACCAACGGCGTGAACGCGGTGGACCTGGCCTCGGCCGGCGCCGGCAACCTCATCACGGGCGTTGTCTGCGGCTTCTACGGCGTCTGCGCCGCCGGCGCGGCTGCCCCGAGCTTCTTCGGCCTGTCCGGCACCCCCGGCCCCGCCTTCCGCCCGGCGACCACCAGCCTGGACTACTACGTCCTGGTCAATGACGACCCGGAAGCGGAGTTCGTCATCCAGGAGAACGACAACGTCGGCGGCGTCGCCGGCACGCCGCTGGCCGTCACGGCGGTGGGCAAGAACGCCAACCTCGTTTCGGGCACGGGCTCTCAGTACACCGGCCTCTCGGGCTGGATGCTGCAGGCCAACGGCACGGCCACCACGCAGAACTTCCAGCTCAACATCAAGGGCTTCCTGCAAGAGGCCGACAACGTGGCCGGGGCGGCGTTCGCCAAGGTCATCGTCTCCATCAACCAACACACCGAAACCCCCAACAGCGCGGGCATCTAACCGCTGATCTAAAGGAGATAGCCCGATGGCTGCTGTTATCACTCGCTCCAATCACCCGGACGCCCTCTGGCCCGGCGTCCTGGAATGGTTCGGCCTCCAGTACGACCAGTTCCCGGACGTGTGGTCGGAAATCTTCGACAAGGTGGACGGCCAACTGGCCACCGAGCGCCTGATCGAAGCCACCGGCTTCGGCCTGGCCCGCACCAAGACGGAATCGGCGCCGATCACCTACGACGCCGACAGCGAAGGCTACGCCACCCTGGCGACGCCGACCGTCATTGGCCTCGGCTACCAGGTCACCCGCGAGGAGATGGAAGACAACCTCTACACCGAGGTTTCCATGCCCCGTTCGGAGTCGCTCGCCTTCTCGATGCACACCACCATCGAGCTGGCGCACGCCAACATCTTCGTCAACGGCTTCTCGACCTCCTACAAGTTCGGCGACGGCCAACCGCTTTTCTCGGCCAGCCACCCGACCAAGAGCGGCACGCAGTCGAACCTTCCGACCGTGAACGCCGACTTCTCGGAAGCGTCGCTGGAAGACATGATCAAGCGCATCTACCTGGCGCAGAACTCGCGCGGCCTGCAGATCAACCTGCGCCCGCGCAAGCTGATCGTGTCGGCCGCCGACATGTTCAACGCCACCCGCATCCTGGAAAGCCAGCTGCGCACCTCGACCGCGAACAACGACATCAACGCGGTCAAGCAGATGGGCCTGATCCCGGAAGGCGCCCTGGTCAACCCGTATCTCGGCGTGGAGACCACGCAGGCCTGGTTCCTGCAGACCTCCATCCAGAAGAACAAGGGCCTCGTCTCCATCTGGCGCCGTGAACCGGAGCTGGAAAAAGACTCCGATTTTGACACCGAGAACGCCAAAGCTAAGACAACGGCCCGCTTTGTGGCTTCTGTCGGCGACTGGCGCTCGGTGTACGGCGCTCAAGGCCTCTAGTTCTGCAGTTCAGTGCCCCGCGTAGCGTAGTTCCTCCCCCTCTGACCACTGAGGCTCGTCTTGTCCACGTTTGTGATCTCCCCACAACCTGCGACGAGACGGGCCGCTTTTCTTGAGGGAACGGGCCGATGATGGCCGCGCGGACCATGCGGTATCGCGGCTACGACGGATACCAGGGCGGCAACGCCTACTTCATCTGCGACCGGTGCTCCCAGCGCCATCGCCGCAGCGCCATGCTGACGGAGTGGACGGGGCTGAAGGTGGACATCAAGTGCCTGGACCCGCGTCCGCCGCAGATGACGCCGCCTGACGTTTATCCCGAGGGCATCCCGTTCCCGGACGCGCGTGTGCCGCAGGACAACCCGGACCGGCTGCAGGACGACACGGCCCTTCAGAGCATCACGGGCGGCATGAGCATCATCCCTGGCGAGCTTCATCCGGACGGCCAGGATCAGACTCCGGGCGCGCTGAGCCCGCTGCAGGTGGTGGAGAACCCGCTGCCGCAGGGGCCGAACGTGCTCGCCGACGACGTGACCTTCATCACGGGGCCGATCCCGGCTCCGACCAACACCTAGGAGCGGGGATTGCCTCAGTTCCGCCAATACCCGCAGACGGACGTTATCCAGCCGACGGACGCGTTCGTCCTCGACAGGACCGGCGTCGGCACGATGTTTGTCGAGGGCCTTGGGCTGGTCGTGAACGGGCCCTACATCTTCTCGTTCTCGAACACCGGGCTACCGCTTACGGCGAGCGAGATCGTCGGCGGCCACGTGTTCGCCCTGGCCTGCAGCGTCGCGGCCAACATGCCCGGCTCGGAAGTCGTCGTGGACCCGTCGAGCCTGCCGGCGGACACCACGGTCATCGTCATCGACCTGATCCACAACGGAGTGGACACGACGCTAGGGTCACTGACCATCCACACGGATGGCTCCTACGTCTTCAGCACGGCGGCGTTCAGCGCGGTTCCTGGCGACTACTTCAGGATGACCGGGCCGCTCCTGTTCGACACGCACCTGGCGAACATCTTCTTTACTGGCTACGGCACGATCACGGGGTAGGGCATGGCGGCGATCACCAAATACTTCGTGGGTGGCGAACTGGAAGCCTTCTACCAGGGCTCGGATGCGGGCACGACCTGGGCGACCGACGCGGGTACCTATGACGGGAACTTCTCACGGGGGGCCGTCAAGCTGACCTCCGGCGGTTTGGCCTACATAAACATGCCGCTGACGAGCCCGCAGCTTACCTGCTGGATTTCGTTCCAGCACTATTGCATACCGAGTTGGGTGGCGGGGGGTGGATCTAGCACGACCCTGTTCAACTTCGTCAACGCGAACCTGACGCCGATTTATCGGTTGCAGATCATCGACGTGAGCACGCCGACCCAGCCCGTAATCCAGCTTCAGTATTGGAACGGCTCTAGCTGGCTATCGGCGACCGGCTCCTCCTCGTCCATTGTTGCGCCCACCAATCAACTTCATAAGTGGGATTTCTTCATCCACTCCGACTCCAGTTCGGGCGTGCTCAAGGCGTACATGGACGGCATTCCGTTCGCCAATTTCTCGGGCAACACGCAGTTCGTTTCTCCCGCGCCCGTTGCCGCTGTTCACATGCAGCAATTCGTGGATGTCGGCACCGGAACGATCTATGTGTCCGAAGGTCAAATTCTGGACGTTTCGACCCTGGGGCGCCGGCTGGCCACGCTTGGCGAAGTGTCGAACGGGACAAACTCGCAATGGACGGGGAGCGTCACCGACATCAACGAAGTCGGGACCTTCAACGACAGCAATTTCATCCAAACGGGGACCGCCAATCAGGTCTCTACCTTTGTGAATTCGACCCTCTCGTCCGTGGCGCAGCAGTATGTGGTGTCTGGCCTGGTCGTCGCCGGACGCATCCTGATCGGCGCTGTAGGCCCGCAGAACCTGAAGGGCGCCGTGGTGGTGAGCGGGACCACGTACTTCTCATCGGCGAACGTCGCGAACCTCCTGACGAGCTTCGGCTATACGTGGGCGGACTTCCCGGTGAACCCGGCGACGGGCCTGGACTGGACCGTGGGCCAGATCGACGCGCCGATTGAAACCGGCTGGCAGTCGTTGGCGTGAGGTTGGCCCGATGACCCAGGAAATTTCCAAGCAGGTCGCCTACGTCCTTAGCGGGCAGTCCTTCTCTCTCGCCGTCCCGAAACAGGTCGATTACACGATCCAGTCCTATCCGTTCCAGGACATCTCCAAGCAGGTGGACTACGGGCTGATGCAGGACCAGCTCGTCCAGGTGGCGAAACAGGTGGTCTACGCGCTCATCGAGCCCCGCATCTCGACGCCCGTGCGGCGCACGTCGTCGTCGTCCTTCACCTTCCAATACGGACGGCCGACATGACCACGACCTTTACCCTGACGGCCGGCCAGATGATCACCCGCGCGTTCCGTCTCTTGGGGCAGTTGACGCCGCCCTGGACGCCCACGGACGACCAGATGAACGAGGGGATCATCGCCCTAAACCTGATGCTCAAGAGCATGCAGGCGGACGGGATCAACCTCTATCGCCAGACGCAAGAGGCTCTGGTCATTCCCGCCGGCCAGGGGCTTCCGGCGACCATCGGCACGCCGTTCCAGATCACCCCGCCGATCATGGGCATCGAGGACGCGCGCCTGGTGGTGCAGCCGAGCCCGAACATCTTCGAACGCCCGTTGGCGGTCTACAGCTACGGCGACTATATGAACCTGCCGAACAAGCAGCAGGCCAACACCACGGGACCATCTGTCATCTGCATCGACAAGCAGGTGGGCGTGACCAACATCTATATCTGGCCGCTCGCGTCCAGTGGCTGCACCATCAACGCGACCGTGGCCCGAACGGTCAACGACGTGTCGGTGTCATCAGATCCAGTGGATGCGCCGCCCGAGTGGATGGAGGGCCTGACCTATTCCCTGGCCGACCGACTGATGGAAGAGAACGGGGTGGCGGCGGCCGATCCCTCGACCGCCGAGCGCATCACGCAGCACGCCGTTGCCTTCTATCAGAAGTGCCTGAACTTTGACCGACCGACTTCGGTCTATGTGCGCCCATGGGGCCGCAAGGGATCGGGTCGGTTCTGGCGCTGAACAGTTGCGCGAGTAGCCGAACAAGTCTAGCGTAATAGACGCCCGAAGGGCTTTCCCCACATTTCAACGTTTCGCCGCGCCTATGCATGGCGCGCGAACCTTGTAGGGCCTTCGGATGGCAAATCCATACTTCAAGGATGGCGCGCTCAATCGCGACCCTCATGGCGCCCCGAAGGTCGCGACCTTCAAGCACGGCCCCGCGCAGACCATCAAGCGCACGGCCCTTCCGCGAAAGAAAGGCTGAACCCATGGCCAGCAGCAATTGGGCGAACACGCCCGGCCCGACCCCCGGTCCCGATGGAGCGGTCAAGCAGCATCAGGCGATGGCCTCCGGCTACGTGCTGCCGTCCACCCCTTGCAAGGTCGATACGCGCCAGACCTACGGCAAAACCGGCGCCATCAAAGTTCCCGGCCTGAGCGCCGGCAAGAAGCGCAGGTAATCCCATGCCCACGACCTCCGTCTCCGTCACCACGCCCGTCGCCAACTCGGCCAACGCCACCGGCTACATGCAGGCGGATGGCTTCTGCAGCCCCACGACCCCCGGCTCCCCGGTCGGCACGAACGGCCTCCACTCGGTCGGCCCCGCCAAGCTGCTCGCCGGTACGTCTCTGGCCGGCGGCTTTGTCTACGGGACCAATACGGCCACCGCCGGCGCCACGCTGACCGCTGCGAACATCTATGCCGTCGGCGCGGTGGACGTGACCTTGAACATGACCGGCACGCTGGCCGGCGCCGCGAACGCGCAATTGCCGACCGTGGCGAGCCTGGTCACGCTGATTGCCAACCCCATCGTTGGGCAGACCTACCGCCTGCGCGTGATCAACTCCTCTTCCGGCAACTTCGCCTGGACGGTGACGACCAATACGGGCTGGACGCTGGCGGGCACGATGACCATCGCGCAGAACACCTTCCGCGACTTCAATGTCACCTTGACCTCGCTCACGGCGGCCACCCTGCAGTCGGTGGGCACCGGCACGAACTCGTAACCCCATGCAACTCCCGATGACGGTTGGCAATTTCGGCCGCCCTCGGGTTGGATTGCCCACGACCCGGCTGGTCAACGCCTATATCGAGAGGACCGACGAAGGTCCGACGCAATCGGCGCGGATTCCGCGTCCGGGGCTGAAACCGGCCTATACGGTCGGCTCCGGGCCGATCATCCGGCAATTCCAGCAGCCCGGCCTGTTCAACGGCGACCTGTTCACCATCTCTGCCGGCGAACTCTATCGCGCCCAGACGCTCTTGGGGGCGGTGAGCTACGGCAACACGGCCCGCATGGCGGCGGCCGGTCAGCAGCTCGCCATCGTCTCGGGCGGTAAGCTCTACGTCTACAACGGAACGGCCCTGACGCCGGTCACCACCTTCGATGACGGAACCTCGGTGCTCCCGTCGTTCTCCAGCGTGGCGGTGCTCTACAACATCTTCATCTACACGGTCGCCAACACCAATCAGTTCTTCTTCTCCAAGACCGGCGACGCGACCAGCATCAACGCCGCGAACCTCTCGGCCGCGCAGACCGACCCGTCACCGATTGTCGAGGTCGGCGTGCTCGCCGAGGAACTGATGTTCTTCAAGACCACGGCGGTGGAGTTCTGGGATTTCTCGGGTGCTCTGACGGCCCCGTTCGCCCTGTCCCAGGGGCGAACCTACATCCGGGGCTGCGCGGCGCAGGACAGCGTGGTCAAGCTCGACAACGCCATGTTCTGGGTCGCGGACGACCTGAGTGTCTACCGCTCGGGCGCAGTCCCCCAGCAGATTTCTACGCCCTACATCAACGACCGGCTGCAGGCCAACAAGGCCGCGAGCGCCCTCATCAAGTCCTTCACGATCTCCGTCGAGGGGCACGTCTTCTACGTCATGAACCTTTCGGGGATCGGCGAGAGCTACGCCTACGACTGCCAGACGCAGGAATGGGCGCAGTGGGGCTCGCAGAACGACCGGGAGAGCGATCCGGCGCTGTTCCTGGCCGGGACCTCGGCGGGCCACGGCTCGGACACGATCTATGCGGGCTCCTACCTCAACGGTCAGGTCTACACGGTTGATCCGTCGTTCAATGGCGATGGCGAGTTCATCAAGAAAGTGATCGTCTCGGCCGCCCATTGGATTCCGGGCGGCGTGGAGCGCTGCAACAACATCTCGCTCCAGTGCGTGCGCGGGGTGGGCAACGCGGCGGCTCCCGATCCGAAGGCGTGGATGCGCTTCTCCGATGACGGAGGGCGGACCTTCACGTCCTGGTTCCCCGGCCAGATCGGGCCGGTGGGCCAGTACCGATACAAGGCCACCTGGCGGAACCTCGGGCTCATTCAGCAGCCGGGCCGTCTCATCGAATTCAGCGTGTCCGATCCCGTCCTCTTCGTTGCTGAGGGCTGCACACTTAACGAGGCGAGGGTATAACCATGGCCTATTCCACCCTGTTGACGCCCAACGGCGCGTTTGCCGTCACCCCTTCCGACACCACCCTCATCGACGCCGTGGGCTTCTACGTCGGCGGCGCGGGCAACGTGACGGTGCGGCCCTACGACCAGGAGGGCAAAACGACCCCGGTTGACGTAACCTTCACGGCTCCTCCGGTCGGAACGGTCATCCATCTCAAGATCAGCCGTATCAAGGCGACACTGACGACCGCGACCAACATCGTGGCCTTCACCGGAGCCTAGGTGGACAGCCCGCTTTCCACGAAGCTGCCGCCCATATCGGTGCTGCCGACCGACAGCGCCGGACACGTCTCGCTGCCCTGGTATCGCTGGTTCCAGGGGCTACAGGGCACGAACGCGTCAACAGGCGTCGCGGCAGGGACCTACGGCGACGGATCGCACGTCGGGCAATTCACCGTGGGGACGGATGGTCGGCTGACCTTCGCCCAAAACGTGCCGATTGCGTCGGGCGCGGGCGGCACGGTCACGGCGGTCGCTATCAACAGCCTGACGGGAACGCTCGCCGTTTCGGGCTCGCCGATCACCACGGCTGGAGTGATCGAGCTGGATGTGCTCTCGGCGCCCAAGTGGACGACCGCGCGCAATCTCAGCTTCACCGGGGATGTGACCGGAACCGGCTCCGTCGATGGCTCGGCCGACGTGGCGACGGCGCTCACCTTGGCGACCGTCAACGCCAACGTCGGGACGTTCGGCGATTCTACCCACATCCCGCAGTTCACGGTCAACGCCAAGGGTCTGATTACGGCGGCGTCGAACATCGCGATCACGGTCCCGGTAGGGGCCAATCCGACCGCAACAGCTGGGCCAACGGCCATCAACGGCTCCGCAGCGACCTTCATGCGTTCTGACGCGGCGCCTGCGGTGCAGAAGGGCTCCGCTAGCCAGTTCGGCATCGTTCAGGTCGATGGAACGACGATCACGGCGAGCGGCGGGGTGATTTCGGCGGCGGGCGCAAGCGGAGGAAGCGGCCTTTTCTACCCGGTCATGAGTGCGGTGCCCACGATCGCTAGCACGGGTCTGAGTGCCCATACCGCAGGTTCGCCGACGCTGGTCAACACGGCCATGGGTCTGAATATCGGCGCCGTTGCAGCGGGCGCCGCATGGACTAACACTGTCCCGGCCGCTCCATATTCAATAACCGCCCTATTCCTACTTACAGCGAGCGGCACGCTGCCTGGTCTTGGATGGACGGACGGCACTAAGTTTCAATTCATGTATATGTTCACGAACGGCAACCTTAACGTACAGTCTAATAGCACGTTCAACACCTTCGCCGCCACTAACTATAATACATTTGCTTGGAGCTATGGCGTTCCAACTTGGTTCAAAATCCGCGATGATGGCACGACGGTCTATTTTATGGTCAGTCAGGACGGCGTCACGTTTCAGACGGTGTATTCCGTCGCGAAATCGGCGGGATTTCTGGGTAGCTCTGGCTATTCGCACATTGCGGTGACGGTTGGGTCCGTCACTATCGCGAGTTGGGCGCAGGGAACATAAAGCGCGCGAGACTGGACGAGACGCAAGCATTCGCGCAAAAGTTGCGCATGGGCTCGGGGTCGCGGCTTCAAACCATCCAGGCGTTGCGGGCGCTGGCTGCGCTGGCGGTCACCGCCGCGCACACCATTACGTTCTGGGATGAACTGTCGGGCACTCGTCACGCAACGGGGCTGCATTTCGGGGTGATAGGGGTTGACATCTTCTTCGTCATCTCCGGCTTCATTATTGCCCGCGTGGCATCCCGGGAAAGCTCCGGCGTCGCCTTTTTCCGCCGCCGCTGGATGCGGGTCGCGCCGGTCTATTTCGTGCTCTCCGTACCATGGCTCTTTGCGTTGATCGCCCACGGCCAACCCCTGTTTGAGCCGCTGATTGCTACCGTGCTGTTCTGGCCGGTGACTCCTCATGGATTGGCGACGCCGGTCATGGGGGTCGGCTGGACTCTATGTTTCGAGCTGATCTTCTACACCGCCGTTGCCTTTACGGTCGGTAGGTCAAGGTTGGTCGCGCTAGGGATGCTTGCCCTGTTCATGGGCTGCCTACTACTGCATATCGCCTCACCGGCGCCGCTCTGGAGGTTCCTCGGCAATCCGATCATTCTTGAGTTCCTGTTCGGCGTGATGATCGCGCTGCAAACGAGGCCACTAAAGCCCTTGCTCGGCGCAATGGTCGTGATCCTAGCCGCGCTCTTGATAGCGGCGGCGGCCGTCCACGGCCTGGGTCGGTTGCCAGAGGCGCAGATGACGATGGATGGAGGAACCGCCGGAATTCGGGTGATAGTGTTTGGGCTTCCAGCAGCGGCCATTGTTTGGGGGGGTCTTCAGTTGGAGAGCCTTTTCAGGGGGCGGCTGGTCGCGGCGGCCGCACGGATCGGCGATGCGTCCTATTCGATCTACCTGACGCACTGGGGCACCCTGATGGGGATGGCATATGTCGTCAATCATCTGGTTGCGCCGCCCGCGCTGATCATTCCGCTAGGGCTAATTTCAGCGACGCTCGTAGGCCTCGTGGCCTACCAGTTCATAGAGCGCCCCGTGTTGGCCATCCTCCGGCCACGGCCACGCTCAGCCGCACCGCTCCCGGTCGCGGCGTAACACCACCCTACCACACCCCACAACCAACGATAGTTAAGCGCGCGGATTCCGCTTTCCCGCAAATCAGCGTAGCCTTTCGCCGTGATCCGCTCCTTTGACCCGGCTCCGTTCAACGCCATCGCCAATGACGCGACTGTGCGCCCGTGGCTTGGCGGGACGATCGAGCTGGATCTGACGCCCGTCGTCTCCCACGCCGACAACATCTGTCTCCTGACCGACAAGCAGGACGGCGGCTATATCCTCACCAAGCTCGCCGAAGGTCTCTACAGCGCCCACACCCTGGCGCTGCCCTCAGCTCGGGGGCGGCCGATGCTGCGCCTGATGCGCGAGGGCTTTCGGGCCCTGTTCACGGCCACCGACTGTTTCGAGGTCTGCACCTTCATTCCGGACGGGGCCGATCATGCCTCGACGTGGGCGAACCTGGCAGGGTTCAAGACCGACTGGCGGCGGGAAGCATTCTTCCTGCTCGGCCCCGACGTGGTCGGCGGCGAGTTCCGCAGCCTGACCTATGCCGATTGGGTCTTGCGCGACAACCGCAACCGCGAGGCGGGACGACTGTTCCACGCCCAGCTGGAAGACGCGCAGGGCCACGAGAACCACCCCGAGGACGAAATCCACGACTATTGGGTGGGGGCGACCCTGGCTTGCGCCGCCGAGGGCCAATTGGTCAAAGGCATCCGCCAATATAACCGCTACGCCCTGATCACCGGCTATCTTCCGGCGACCATCAAAAGCCTTGACCCGCCTATTGTAGACATCGGCACGGCTGTAGTAGAGTTAGCGAACGGAGGCCTGCAAATCAGTCTGGCCGCCTAAGCGCGAAGCGCCCCAACTTCCGATTCCGGGGATGCTTCATGCCTGTAGGCGCAACGATTGGCGCAGCGACGCTTGGAGGCGCGGCCTCTATCGGCTCCGGCATCCTTCAATCCAACGCCGCGAATAACGCGTCGAAGCTGGCCGCTCAGGCGCAGCAGAACACCCTCGACTTTACCAAGGGCGTCTACAACGACACCCGTACCAGCCTAGCGCCGACCATCGCGCAGGGTCAGGGCGCGGGAACGGCCCTTGCCGGGCTGCTAGGCCTGAACGGCGACAGCGCGGCCGGGACCGCGTTCAACAAGTACCTCGGCAGCACGAACTACAACTTCCTGCTCAACCAGGGCGAAAACGCCGTCAAGACCGCCAACGCCCCCGCGCTGGTCTCCGGAGCCACCGGCAAGGCCCTGAACGACTACGCCCAAGGCATGGCCGGTAACGCCCTCCAAGGCTACGAGGGGCTGCTTGCGGGACAGCAGGGGCTCGGCGTCCAGGCGGCGTTGGGGCAGGGCGGCGTGGGAACCGGCGCGAGCCAGGTCATCAACTCGGCCAACCAGGCGGGCGCGGGGCTCCAGGGCGCTGCGGGCCTTGTCGGCGCGAACGCCCAGAGCAACGCGCTGGCCAATCTCACCAAGGCGATCAACCAGGGCGTCACGGGCTCCAGCTTCGCCCAACCGGGCGGCGGCGGCAGCGGGACCACCATGACCCTCGCCAACGCTCCGGCCAGCGTCCAGAGCGCCTTTGAGGGGGTCATCTGATGGGCGACATCACCAACGTTCCGCTGGCGAACCCGGACTTCGTCGGCGAGGCCAACCAAGGCGCGCTCGCCGGCATCACGACCGGGCAGGCCATACAGAAAAACAACGCGCTCCAGAGCATCAACTTCGGCGACCCCGGAAGCGTGGACAGCGCCATCGCGGGCCTTGCGCGCGCCGGGGCCGGCGAACAGGCGACGGCCCTGATGAATCTCTCGGCGGCGCGACAATTCCGCGCAGCAGCTATGCCCGCGATCATGGCCCGGCTTCAGGGATTGGCGCCGCAGGACCAATCTTCCGACCAGGCGCAGGCCCCGAGCGCTCAGGCACCGTCGCAGCAGGACGCGATGAACAGCCACGTCGGCGAGACGATGGGCATGGCGCGGCAGGCCGTGGCCAAGCTGCAGCAGACGCCCCAAGCCGACCGGCCGGCGGTGTTCGATCAGATCAAGACCCAGCTCGTGGCCAGGGGTGTCCCTGAACAAGCCATCGACGCGGCCGGAGAAGACCTGTCCGACGCGGGGTTGCAGAAGTACGGCGCCTATCTGGACGCCCACAACGCGGCCACGAACCCCGCGCCGGGCCAGCAAGCCCCGGCGATGCCCGACCATCCGACCGGCTATGCGTGGGCGTCGAAGCTGATCGGCGACGAGACGCTGAACGACCCCATCGTGCAGGGGATGATGAAGCAGTTCGGATTCGATCCGGGGCCGCAGATTGACCGCGCCGAGCGCCTCATGGCGCCCACGATCAGCAAGCAAGCGGAATTGGCGGGGGCGGGCCCCATCGCAACCGCGACCGAACAGGGAAAGGCACCGTTCGAGATGGTGCATACGTCGATCAACGGCGTCCCCGTGGACATGCCGAAATCGACGCTTCTGACGCTGCAGAAGGCGGGCGTCCCTGGCGTCGGCGTCGGCCTGAGCCCGCAACAGGAAGCCGAACAGAAGGCGCGCGGCCAGGGGGCCGGGAGCGCGCCGTACGACATCGTCCATACCACCTTGAACGGAACGCCGGTCGATCTGCCGAAGGACAGCTTCCTGAAGCTGCAGAAGGCCGGAACGCCGGGCCTTGGACGCGACCTGTCTCCCGGCGAGAGGGAGGCGCAAACCGGCGACGCGCAGGCGCTCGTCAAGACGGTCGCGGACGCCTCCGATCCCAACCGCCAGGAGAAGCTGCAGAAGGCGCTGATCGTCGGCCAGCAGATCACCGGTCTAGCCAGTTCGATCAACACGGGAAAATACACGGAAGCCCTGAACCAGGTCGCTCAAGCCTTCCCCAACCTGAAGGGACCGAAGGAGTACGCCAACAACGCCTCACTCTTGGCGCAAGACCTTTCGGCCAGCTTCCAGGATCAGCTGGCCGGGATGGCGGTCCCGCGCCTCAACTCCGAGGCCAAGGCGATCACCGGCGCCATTCCGCACAACACCAATCCGCAGGATCAGATCAAGCTTTATGGGGCCAGCCTGTCGGCGGCGGCCGAGTATGCCCGCGCCCACGATCAGTTCATGGTCGATTGGGCGAACGATCAATCCCACCCGCGCAGTCAGGCGGCGGCGCAGGCGGCGTGGAACAACGGACCGGGCCGCAAGAGCCTGCTCGCCTATCCCGAGTTTCAGGGTGTCACCATCAACGGCCATCCGGCCGTCGCGGTCAATCCGCAGACTGGCTACGGCGTGTTCATGCCGGGGACCAAGCAGCAGTTCACGTTCTGGGCGAAATAGATGGCGTTCGATGTCGCCTCGACCATCAAGGACACGGCCGGCCAGTACGGAGTTGATCCGGACTTCGCGCTGAAGGTCGCTCAGGCCGAGAGCGGCCTGAACCCGGCCGCCGTGAGTCCGAAGGGCGCGGTCGGCCCCATGCAGCTCATGCCGAAGACCGCCAAAGGCCTCGGCGTCGATCCCCATGACGTGCGCGAAAATATCGTCGGCGGGGTGAAATATCTCCGTCAGTTGTCGGACCGCTATGGCGGCGATCCGCAGCTGATCGCGGCGGCCTACAACGCCGGTCCCGATGCGGTGGACAAGCACGGCGGCGTACCGCCCTATCCCGAGACGCAGGCCTATGTCCATAAGGTGACGGGACAGGACCCGGGGTTGCCGTCTCCTGATCAGGTACTCAAGTCCATCGGCTTCGCGTCCTCCGGGGCCAAGCCCGAAGCGCCCCCCGCGCCGAGCGGGCCGCAACCGGGCCAAGCGCTTCCGCCGCCGGACCAGGTGCTCAAGTCGATGGGTTGGAAGCCGCCGGCCGCCCCCGCGCCGGCCGTTTCCCCCGCGCAGGCGAAAGCCAATGCGGAAGAAGCGGCGACCTATCAGCCCACGGCGGCGGGTAAGGCGGCCTCGGCGTCCGGGATCACCGGGCCGCTTCACGCGCCGGGCTCGGAAATCAGCCCGCGCGAGGTCGGCGCGAACTCGATGGCGCTCAATCTCGGCCCCGTCCTCCAGGGTGGCATCAATGCGGCCCGGACCGGTGCGCAGAACGCCTTGGCGAAGGTCGGTATCGGCCAAGACGCCGGCTATGGCATGGGCGAGGCCTACAACGCGGCCAGAGACGCCTACCAGCACGGCCTTGACGCCTATGCGGCGGCGCATCCAGTGCAGTCGCGCGTGGCCGAGATCGGAGGCTTTGCGGCTTCCGCGCCAGCCATGGGTATCGAGCGCGGAATGGGCGCCTTGGCGCTCAAGGCTGCGCCGAAGCTCGCGGCAACGCTTCCGGGGCGTTTGGCTATCGGAGCGGCGAAGGCAGCGACGGTCGGGGCGACGGCTGGCGGCGCAAGCGCAGCCTCGCAGGGCGGCGACGCCGGGGACATCGCCAAGGGTGCGCTGGCCGGGGGCGTGACGGCCGCTCCCCTTGGAGTGGCTGGGGAAGGATTGGCCGCGTTGCCCATCCGGCCGGGGATCGTGCGTTCTGTCGCCGTCCCGACTATCGGCGCAGCGGCCGGTGGCGCGCTCGGCTATGCGCAGGGGGGCAAGGTTGGCGCTGGCGAGGGCGCGTTGCTCGGTGCGTCCCTCGGGCTGCATACGGGTAAGGGCGCCAAGACCACGGAAGTGACGCCGCAAGATCGCGCGACGGCCCTGGACATGGTCGCGAAAGCCCACCCGGAAGCCGAAACGGCCCTCACCAGCGCCGGACAGCATGCCACGGCGGCGGAAGCGCTCGGCGCGCAGGGG